AGGTCAATACTCAATTCAAATTAACTGGAGACGCTTTGAAAGTGACTTCAGAAGACATGATCAAGTTCTCTGAGATCAATGGTACAGATGTAACAAACGCAACAATCCAATCAAAACAAGCTATGGAAGCCTATGGCTTATCCATTGATGACTTAACAGAGATTCTGGATAATGTAACCTACGTTTCTCAAGATACCGGGGTTTCTGTCGATGAGTTGATGAAAAAAGCAACTGATGGAGCGCCTCAAATCAAGATGCTTGGTCTTGAATTTGGTGAAGCGGTCACCCTTATTGGTCAATTCGAGAAAAACGGGGTGGATTCATCCTCAGCGCTCTCTGGACTGACAAAAGCCGCTGGTGTATATACCAAGCAAGGAAAGACCATGAAGCAAGGTCTGAATGAAACCATTGAAGCCATCAAGAACAGCAAGTCAGAGACTGAAGCAATGGGAATTGCTATGGAGATCTTTGGTGCTAAGAAAGCCCCTCAGATGATTGACGCAATCAAACGTGGGAAATTCAACATGGAAGATTTAGGCTACACTTCGCAAGTGTCAGCCGGTCTGGTTTCTCAAACTTATGAAAACACTCTGGACCCTATTGACAAATTCACCACAGCACAAAACGGTTTGAAAATCGTTATGGCTGAAGTTGGTGGAGCAATTGCTGAAACATTCGCACCAGCCCTTGACATCATTGTGTATATCTTCAAGAAGGTAGCAGAATGGATCAACAACTTGCCGGGACCAATCAAGAACTTTGTTGTAGTATTTGGATCAATTGTGACTGTGGCCGGTGTACTTGCGCCCATTTTCCTTGCCCTTCAGGCGGCTGCTGTTGCTGTAGGAGCAAGTATAGGAGGGCTGATAGCTGCTGCATTGCCAATTATTGGAGTGATAGCCGCTGTTATTGCAGCAGTCACAGGAATAGTCTTGGTTATCAAGCACTTGTGGGAAACCAATGAGGGATTCAGGACCGCTGTTGAAACAGTCTGGAATGCTATCATGTCAGTCATCAACACTGTTGTCAAAGCCATCTCTGATTTTGTAATGCAAATTTGGGGAACGCTGACAAGTTGGTGGAACGACAATCAGCAATTGATCAGACAGACAGCAGAAACAGTTTGGAATGCTATTTCAGCAGTAGTGACAACGGTCATGAATGTTCTTGGTCCATTTATTCAAACGGCATGGAATAACATTTCAACGGTAATTTCTACGGTCTGGGACACCATCAAGACGGTTGTTGAAACAGCCATCAACGTGGTATTAGGCATCATTAAGACTGTTATGCAGATCATCAATGGTGACTGGTCTGGTGCTTGGGAATCCATCAAGGGCATCGCTGAAAGTATCTGGAATGGTATCAAGAGCATTGCTGAATCTGTATTCAATGCGATGGCTCAGATCTTGTCTAATATCTGGAACACTATTTCAAGCACTGCATCAAGCATTTGGAACGGTATCAGCTCAACCCTATCTGGCATCTGGAATGGAATTTCAAGCACGGTCTCAAGTGTGTTCAATGGAATTTCAAGCACGATTTCAGGAATCTGGAACGGTATCAGCTCAACTGCATCAGGAATCTGGAACGGTATCAAAGACACAATTGGGGGTGCTATCAATGGAGCCAAAGACCTAGTAGGAAAAGCTATTGATGGAATTAAAGGCTTCTTCAATTTCCAATTCAAGTGGCCACACATTCCACTGCCTCACTTCAAGGCAAGTGGATCACTGAACCCAATGGACTGGCTGAAAGGTAAAGGGATTCCAAGCATTGGCATTGAATGGTATGCCAAAGGTGGGATCTTAACTAAGCCCACAGCATTTGGCATGAATGGGAATAGCCTCATGGTTGGTGGTGAAGCTGGAAAAGAAGCAGTCCTACCACTGAATGAACGGAACTTGAGCGCCATTGGCCGTGGCATTGCCCAAACAATGGATCCACAAGGAACCGTGATCAACATCAACATCTCTGACAACATCATTAGAGAAGAAGCTGATATTGAGAAGATCGCTAATAAAGTATCTCAGAAGATAGCTGCTGAATTGAGAAGACAGAAAGAATTGAGAGGAGCGCCTGCATGGTAAGATACAACGAATTGATAATTGATGGAGTCGGAACTTCATCATTTCCATTTGATGTGATTGTACTTGAAGGCCCTACAATTCAGGTTGGTCTCTCAAAGGACAAGCTATTGAGCCATGATGGAGTTAGTGGATATATCGTTCAGTCGAATCCTCACAGAGAAGCGATTGAAAAGAAATACACTCTTCAACTCATCAACCCAACAGAATTGCAAGTCCTTGAATTCGCCCAATTCCTTTCCAAAAGGAATTTCTGGCTTGAGAATCAACAGAACAAGCTCACAAGATGGTTCTGCTATCAGACAAAGGTGTCTGACACTCAGAGAGATAAAACTAAAATGTATTCTTTAGAGGTGACATTTATTTGTCACCCTACCAAATACATGAAGAACAACGATGTTCAAACTCTCGCTTCAAACGGTGTTCTCAGGCTCCAAGGTAGTTCACTAGCTTTCCCTAAGATCACAATAAGAGGAAATAGCTCATCTGAGACTAGCTTCACCATCGGAAAACAAACAATCACGCTTGAACAACTATCTGAGAGCGCTGTAATGGTAAATGATCCACAAAATCCAAGCTTCTTGGATAAGAAAGGGAATTTGGTGAAGTGGTCAGGAGACTTCATCACAATTGACGCTAACCAAGCCCAGAAGACTATCGGTGTGGTTTTAGGACCTGGTATTCAATCGCTTGTTTTTGAAACGAATTGGGGGTGGCTATAATTCTATATCTATTAGACAGAAATGTTCAAACAGTAAAATGGAATGGCCAGCCACTCCATGAAGCAACAAAAGCAGAAGTTGAAGAAGTAATCAACGTGAGCTACACGCTCAAAGTTGACTATCCAATCACAGACACTGAAATTTATAAGCAATTTCAGGAAGACATGCTCATCATCGCCCCAACACCTGTCACTGGCCGGCAACTTTTCCGGATTAAGGAGATCAGCGAGCAAGATGACACAGTAAGTCTGACTTGTCAGCACATCACAGAAGACATCTTCAAGCGTTCTGTTCGTCCTATCAAGGTTTCAAACTCAACCTGTCAAATCGCCTTGAATGCTATGATTTCAGCAGTTAAGACACCACTTGGAAAATTCTCTTTCACAAGTAACATCATGGACAATAGAACCTTCAACACTACAGAAGATGAAACGCTCTATAAGATCCTGATGGATGGGAAGCATTCCATCGTAGGCGCTTGGGAAGGCGAGATGATTCGTGACAACTTCCTGATTGATATTCCTAAAAGTCGGGGGATTGATCGTGGTGTAGTAATCACCACACATCAAAACCTGAAACAGTATGAACGAAACAAGAGCAGTTCTAGCATCATCACAAGACTGCATCTGAAATCAACCTTCAAACCAGAGGGAGCAGAAGAAGACACGGTTCTGAAAGTTACCGTGGACAGCCCCCTCATCGGGAATTACCCTTACATCAATGAGGCTGAGTATGAGAACAATGATCTTACTACAGAGGAAGAACTGAGAAAATGGGGTGAAGCCAAGTTCAAGAATGGGAATATTGACAAGCCCACTGATCAGATCAAAATTGAAGCTTATGAGCTTGATGGGCAAACTGTCCATCTTGGTGACACAGCAGCCCTCATGAGCTTGAAGCATGATGTCATGCTGAAGAAGAAAGCTGTGGGCTATGTCTATGATGCTCTGTCAGAAGAGTATATCTCTCTTACATTTGATGACAAGGCTGGTCACGGTGGTGGCATGTCAGGCTCAAATGGAATTTCTGATGTAGCATCTGAAATCCTTGATACAGTCCAAAAGACTCAGGAGGATGATGAATACTACAAGAAATTGAAAGTATTGGTTGACAATGCTAACAGGGCCTTTGAAGACAAAGCAGGAGCTTTGGAGAAAGAGATCACTGATGGAATTGAGCAAGCCAAAGCACAAGCTGAAGTGGTCAAAGAGGAGATCTCAGCTCAAGTCACTGAGAAGATAGCAGCAGCAAACCAAGCAAACAAGAATGAAATTGTAGAAGAGTTCAAGGCTCAATACAATGGCATTGAAGTCAAAATGAAAGGTCTGGAAGCTACTACTGATCAATTAAGGACCAGTGATGCAGATATCAAGAAAATAATCAATGACTTCAAAGATCAAACACAAAGCCAATTTGTAGGAGTCCAAGGCGCACAATCACGGTTTGAGCAGACGACTGAGAAAGCCATCTCTGACCTCACTAATGTGGCCAATGGCAAAGCAGATCGCTCTTATGTTGAGCAGACGGTGGCAGCAGTCAAAGAAGAGTTCACCACAATTGGAGTTAGCGGTGGCCCTAACATGCTTAGAAACTCAAGGGCAGACGAGGGCCTGAAATATTGGACTGAAGACAATAAGAGGCTGAAATTCACAGCCCACCAATTCTATTTTAATGGCCAAAAAAGGATGTTTGAATTTATGTCTGGCGCAGTAGTTAAAAGCCCACGCTTTATTGTAAAGCGAAACGTTGACTACATGTTGAATATCCTTGGATTTGATACTAACTCTAAATATTTCCAAATCTATTTTTGTAAGCGTAAAAAAGGATCAACGGCAGATTTTGAAGAGAAACAATTGTTATTTGACGGGAATCCACAATGGACAGATGGGCCTGTTTTTAACAATTCAAAAGCAATCAAGAAATCTTTCCAATTTAATGTTGGAAATTTTGATGATGGCTATCTTCAATTTGAATATGAACGCAACAACACGAACAAGTGGGGCGGTCTATTTATGACCGAGCTTGATTTTTACGAAGGCAACAATGACCGTAAATGGCAGCCTGCTCCAGAAGATCAAAATTATCTAGTTGAGCAAGCACAGGCCACTTTTGAGAAGACAGTGGAAGGTCTCTCTACTCAATTAACTAAATTAGAGACCAAGACTGGCCCAAGCGGTGAACTTGAGCAACGCATGCTAACCTATTCGGAAAAAGCTGCTGTAGATGCCCTGAAAGCGACTAGACAGATTCTGGAGCAAGGTTATGTTGCTAAATCTCAGTACACTGAAGATGTGGCTGGCATTACAAGAAGATTTGATGAAATCGTGCAAGCGGGAGAGAACCTGCTTAAAAACAGCGGTAATCCTCAAAATGTGGAGGGGTGGGGATATTATAATCCTGGATTAAGTCCAGCAGTAACGGTCTCAACCAATCCTATCTACTACAACGAATCAAGGAAGCTCTTCAAACTCGATAATTCGACTGATAGTGACAAGGTGGCAGCATCTCAACGCTTCAATATAAAAAGAAATACAACTTATACGATTTCATTTGATGCAATTGGATCAGATAATCTTAAATCTGCCACATTCTACTTTTTAGCAAGGAAGAAAGGCGAGACAGGAACTTTCACAAAAGTTTTTCGGCTTGCTGACAAGATCGCTATCCCACAAGATAGAATCACACGCTACTATTTCACAGTCAATTCTGAGGAATATGATGAAGCATTTTTGCGATTTGACAACACTAGATCATCAAATGGACAGCCAGCAAGTCTCTATTTTGGAGATATTGATGTTTATGAAGGATCTATCAAGAGAGCCTACCAACCACCAACAGATGACGGTTCATCCGTGATTGAAGCTAAACTTGCTGAATTCAAGCAAGGGATTGATGGGCAGTTCACAACATTCTCCACAGAGTTTGGAATGAGGCTGTCCAGTCAAAATTCTGTCCTTAATGACAAGTTAGATGATTTCAAGGATAGTATCAACGGGCGCTTTGCAAACTACCAAAGCACAGTCGATGGGCAAATGGCAACGATCATCAGCCAATTTGATGGGGTTTTAAAGAAAACAGACATCAACATCACAGATGGTCAAATCTCATTCGGTACAGGTAAGACCATCAATGGAAGGACCATCAGCTCATTGCTGGTACAAGAACCAGAAGCCATTGCCTTGATAGCCAAAATGATCAAGGTGAAGGGCGACATGGTAGTTGATGGGTCTATCACAAGCAGGCATCTGGCATCACAGAGTGTCCGAACAGGTCACATGGAATCTGGATCAGTAACAACTCAGATTCTTGCTAGTAATGCAGTCACAGCAGATAAGCTTTTAGTGGACTCTGCAATGATCAATAAGTTTGTATCAAATCAAGCTTTCATCAGAGAGTTAGCTTCACAAAGAGCTTTCATCACTCAACTGACATCTGTTGGGATTTCCGCAAATGATATCCGTGGAGGAAGATTGACAGCAAATTCTGGTGTATCTAGTTTTGATCTAGACAATGGACGATTGTCATTTTATGACAACTTCACAGGAGTTTTCCGGGATCAATCAAATGCTTCTAGTCAAGGGCTTTTCTTCCGGAATGACGATGTGATAATAAATGGAAGACGCTACATCAATTCAAAAGCCATTATTGGTGCTGACCGTCGGGACAATGACATCAGAAATCACTGGGATCAAGGTGGATTCAATGGAATGATTGTTGATACCATCAAGGGAGTTGGTACAGGAGATCATGACAATGCAGATAAGGTCACTTTTGTAGGCGATAGATTCAATTTTACTCACTCTTATAATTATGACCAAGCCACGGGAAGCAATCCTTATGGTTGGAGAATAACAACCTGGGGAGGAACAACAATCGCTCCATACGGAACCAACGGAAGGAACACAAACATGCAAGCCGGTGACTTCCTACTTATTAACAACGGAAACAACGGTGTGTGGCTCAGACAAGCTTTGAGAACTCTCAGAACAGCGCTTCAGCACTTTGTCAACGCTGGCTTTGCAACAGATGACTTCACCCCACAGAATGGAAAATCAATGAGAACAGCTCTTCACAGTTCTATCAGAAATGCAGTAGCTAATTCATTAAGAGATTTTGACAAATTCGGAATATAGAAAGGTAACAAAATGAAAGAAAATACTTATGTATCAATCATCACAGATCTAGCTAATCAATTGGCTAGTAAATCAATCAATGAAGCTGAGTTCAAGGCACGATTGACTGAAGCACAGCAGGAGAAGCAACAGCTTCTAAAAGAACTAGAAATCTATCGCTCTGTTCTGGAATCTGACAAAGATTTGAAGGACCTATTTGAAGAAGTTAAGAATAAGAATGAGGTAAATGCCTGATGAATTATAAAGTACAGTTCAAAGCCTATGATCCAGTAGCAAATGCCACAAAGGTTTCCATCAAGCAAGATTATCCATACCGGGTATTTGAAGAATCTCTTCCAAATAATCGCATGGGTGATGAAGAAACAGCCCTTGTGGAAGCTGTTCTAAACCTTGTACGAATGGAATTAGATCCATCTGGCGCTATCGTATCACTCAAGAAAGAACTTGATAAATCTGTTGATGCCAATAAGAACGCAATCCTGAAAATTCAAGAACTCACTCAAGAGAACGAAAAGAAAGATGTCCTAATCCAAAATAACAAAGCTCTTGCTGATTGGTCTGTTCTTGTAGCTGTGACTAATCAAGACAATCCACTTGATCCAACTCTCTACAAGCGAGCACTTGAGCTTGTGGAAGCTGCTCAAGTAGGCAAAACCTACAAACAGCATGATATTTTCACCTTGATTGATCCAGACCACACTGAAAAATTCAGTGAAGGGAAACGTGTCCTTGTGCAAGTCAACTATGATTTTACATACAACGGGGAATCAATCAAAGACTTGAAAGGCCCACTGCTCCAAAATGGAAAACTTGCAATCTACAATTGGGAAGTTCCTAAAGAAGAGAAACAAAACAAACCATCAGGAGATCTTGAAACTCAACCAGTAGCACAGCCTGAATCTTAATTGAAAGGAGTGTGATTGATGTATCAAGAACCAGATGGAATCTTTGGAATTATCGAAGTAGTCCGTGACTTTTATGATCACGGAATTGATGAACACATGATTGTATTTCTCTTGATGGCCATTGTGGCTCTAGATATCGTTTTAGGTGTAGCTAGAGCATGGGCCTATCATGAGTTCTCAAGCAGAAAATGGAGAAAAGGGTTGGTGAGCCATACAGCTATGATTTTAATTACAGCCATTGGCTATCCATTCGCCCTATACATGAATCTTGGACCCGTAGTTGATGCCTTCATTGTAGCAATGATGGCAGCATACGGTTCAAGCATCCTTGCCAGCCTTTCAGCTCTGGGAGTTGAAATTCCTGGCCTAGATCGCCTTGTGAAACAAAATATTGATCATGAGAAATTTCAGTTAAAAGATGGCTTGGAAGAGCCTAGTAAACTAATCAAAAAAGGAGAAAAGAAAAATGAATCAAATCACTGATATTGTAACAAGTAGCGCAATGAGTATTCTTGTAATTTTGGTTGGAATTGTTGTTCAGGCAGTCAAGAAATACCTTCTTACTCGTGGAGGAAAGAAAGCTCTTGAAGTTGCTGAAATCCTTGCGAACAACGCTGTGAATGCTACTGAACAAGTAGCAGGCACATTGGACATCCACGGTAAGGATAAGATGGAGCATGCTAAAACTAGCTTGATTGAAGGACTAGAAGCATATAACATCAATTTGACCAATGACCAATTAAACACATTCATTGAGGCTGCTGTTAAAAAAGCAAATGAACAATGGAAGAAATGAGGCTCAAAAATGGTAGCAACAAATGATATTTTAAATTATTCAGAATCTTTGGCTGATCAAGGTGTGGGAGCTGATGCAGACGGTTCATATGGGACCCAATGTGTAGACCTACCAAATTCAATTTCTATCAACTTCTTTGGGAAAGCTCTCTGGGGAAATGCTATTGACTTACTTAATTCAGCCGCAGGTTTAGGATATGAAGTAGTATATGATGCAGTGGGAGTCAACCCACGAGCAGGGGCCATCTTTGTCATGGATACACAATATCTGTATGGCCATCCATACGGTCACACAGGAATTGTGATTGAGGACAGCGATGGGGTCACTATGAAAACCATTGAACAGAACATTGATGGGAATGCTGACTCTCTGTATGTAGGAGGCCCTGCACGATACAACACACGCAACTTTGATGGAATTGTTGGATGGTTCTATTTCCCAACTGATGACACTTCTGTGGCATTTGAACAGCCAGAACCATCAGAACCATTGACAATCGAATCAAATGGATTCAATCCAGAAACAGGGACATTCACTGTTGAGGTGTCTGCTCTAAATGTACGAGCTGAAGCAGGTCTTGGAGCTGAGATTGTCGCTGTATACAGTGCAGGTCAAGAAATCAACTATGATGGATGGATTGACAATGATGGCTACATTTGGATCTCTTACATTGGCGGTTCTGGAAATCGTAGATATGTAGCTGTAGGACAATCCGAAAATGGACAACGCATCACAGACTTTGGATCTTTTAAATAGATCTCTGTGATTTGTAGAATAAGAGGATTTAGATGAGCGGAAAAAATTCAACTAATCTAAGACAGACAAAAGGCGGAGGAGTCATCAAGCAAGGTGACTCCTCATCTATATTTGAATATGAATTATTAGACTATGATGGCAACAAATGCAGCTCTCTTGATGGTAAAAACGCTAAGATCAAAATAGCAAATGCCAAAGGAAAAAAGACAATTGAAACTGTTGTAGAAAATTCTAAAATTCAGTTTAAACTTGAAAAAATTCTACCTGCTGGCATATATCAAGTTGAGGTTGAATGTGATGGTTTTATCTTCCCTAGCGACAAGAGTGCTAAAATTGATATAATTCAATCTATTGAAAATTATCAAATAAGCAACATTGTTGAAATTGATAAGGTAAACATACAAGAAGAAATAGCCACTTACATGGCCACACATCAAATTCAACCATACAACGACAGCCAAATCATCAAGAGAATTGAAACACTGGAAAATAGACCACAAGCACATCCAGAGGTGGTTGACTTAACAAACTATTTGACATCAGAAAAATCGTATCAAATATTTGTGACATATAGTGCCCTTCAATCTCAGATGACAACAAACATTAAGGAAAAACATCTAGAACTTGGAATTGATGCCCTGATAGATGATAAACTAAAAAATGGCGGTGATTCATTCATCACTGGCCATCAAGCAGAAAATATTTTTGCTTCAAAACAAGAGCTTGCAGCTATCGTTTCACGAGTTCAAGCGCTAGAAAATAAAGCATAGTTTTCACCCTCCATCTTGGAGGGCTTTTTTGCTCCAATAAAACTAGTTCCAGAATAAAAAAATCTTCAATTTTTTGATAAAAAGTGTTGACAGTCACGGCATACCGTGATATAATATAGTCAGAAAGGAGGAAGGTATGAAAATATCAGAGATTGCCGAACTAATGGTAGCAACTGGAACCTTATTAACAGGAATCGCAAGTGTTATCATGGCAATAAAAAAAGAGCCAAAAGAACGCAAGCCGAGCAAAGCAAAGCGGTTCAAGTAAGGCTCTGGTAGGTCGGGGCGAAAGCCCCTTACACCTACCATGATTATATCATATCGGTCAATAAAATGAAATATCTACCAATCTTCACAATCGTATTTTTTATATTCCTGCTGATTTTAAAAGATAGACGGAAATAAGAGGGTTATTAAATGAGAGAACAAATAGAAAAGTTATTAAACAGCGAGATAAGCACCAGCGCAATCGCTAAAGGTGCAGGCGTTCCTTGGTCTACAGTAGCAGACCTTAGAAAAGGAAAAACTAGTATGGATAAAATGGCCCTACTTACAGCTGAAAAATTATATGACCTTGCGGAAGAATTAGAAATAAATTAAATTTTGCAATTTTGTCTGTTATAACAGATATTTCTCAAAATGTCGGTTATAACAGCAAATATACTATTACATTTTTCAGTGCGAATGATACCCAAAATGATACCCACATTTTATAAACATTACATTTTTTTATAACTATTTTGTCACGAAAACCTTGAATTAATAAGGCTTTTAATCCTATTTCTAAAAATGTTGTATAGTGTTCATTAAACAAGTTTCTGTTTACCCAATCGCAAAATAAAAAGGTTTTCTAAACCTTTTTGTCCCGAGCCTGATCTAAAGGTGAGGAAGCTAGAAATAGCAAAATGAAAGCTTTCTGATTTATCAGAAGGCTTTTTTCTTTTATTTATTTAAAAATATCATGTTTACTCCTGTTAATATAATGTTTGAATTTGTGTTTTTTGAAAAATGTAGTATAATAGAGACAAATATAGTAGGAATGGAAGTAGTACCATGAAAGATAGCAGACATGTTGAAATTCTTCAGGAACTGGATCGAAAAAGTGTGGTATCAGTCAAAGAACTCAAGGAACTCTTTGGGGTGACAGACATGACCATTCGTCGCGATCTGATCGATCTTGAAAAACAAGGTCTTTTAGTTCGTGTACATGGTGGAGCCCACAAAAAGGTAAAAGATAGTTTGTTAGAGGCTTCTCACAGTGAGAAAAATCTCATCAATATTGATGAGAAACGAACCATTGCAAAAAAATGTGCAGACTTGATCGAAAATGGGGATACCGTTTTTATTGGGTCTGGTACGACAACAGATTTTATCGGCGACTATTTAGACGGAAAGGAAATCAGTATCGTCACCAATTCCCTCCCCATTTTTGAAAAGCTAAAGGATTTTCCAAATTATGACCTGATCTTAGTTGGTGGTCGCTACCGGGTGAAGACACAAACCTTTGTCGGTCAATTTGCCAATAAACTCTTGAAAGAAATCAAGGTTTCTAAGGCCTTCATCGGGGTGAATGGAATCGATGGCCATAGTGTCTCCACAGCTAATGAAGAAGAAGGAAATGGCAATGCCATTATTCTGA